CCAGCTCCGACAACAGGCGCTTGCCCTTGCCGTCACGTTCCGCCTTCACCGTCCGGTAGCCGATCGAGAGGCCGTCGATCGCGCCCGCCGCCAGAAGTGCCGCCACTTCGCGCCCCCGTTCGACCTCGGTCAGGATGCGCCCCTTGACCCACAGGCCGGTCGCGTCCTCGCGCACTTCGTCCCAGACGCCGATGGGCTGGCCCGGGTCATGCTGCCACAGCATCTTGACGCGGGCCCCCCGCGCCGCCAATCGCTTCAGGCTTGCCGCATAGGCGCCCTTCTGCACGATGTCGCCGCCCTGGTCGGTCTTGCCGAACAGCGAGGCATAGCCTTCGACCACATGCCCATCGCTCACCACCAAACCCTTGTCGGGTTGGTGGAACTTGCGCTCGGGCGCGCCGTATTCTTCTTTCATCGCCTCACCTCATCGCTGCCTGGATGACCGTCTCGGCCATCTGCGCCAGAAGGAACGCCGCCACACCGTAGACGCCGACCCAGATCCGTTTCTCCAACCGCTCCAGCGTCGCCTCGATCAGGCCCAACCGGTATTCCAAAGCCTGCCAGCGCTCGTCCGCGACCCGCTCGTTCGCTTCGATCCGTGCTGACGCCGCGTCGAAACTGTCGTATAGGAACCGCGACCCGCCTTCGGACCGCCGCGCCGTCATTCCTCCTCCGCCAGCTTCGGCAGGCCCAGAAGCATCCGCTTTTCCGCCACGGTCAGGAACTCTGCCGCCGAGACCCGCGCCCATTGCTGGTCACGTTCACCCGCCAGCGCGGGCACCTGATCCAGGTCCGGCTTCAGCTCCACCGCCTCACCGGCAAAGCGCGACAGCCAGTGTGCGAGGTCCGCCATCACCTTCGTCGCAAGCGGCAGCACCGTCAGCCGGTAGAAGGCCCGGTTCGCTTCCTGATAGTTGGAATAGGTCGCGTCGCCGGGGATCCCCAGCAGCATCGGCGGGACACCAAAGGCAATCGCGATCTCCCGCGCCGCCGCTTCCTTGGTCTTCTGGAACTCCATGTCGCTGGGGCTGAACCCCATCGGCTTCCAGTCAAGCCCACCTTCCAGCAGCATCGGACGCCCCGCATTGCGGGCCCCCTGATGATGCGCTTCCATCTCGCTCACCAGCCGGTCGTATTGATCGGACGACAAGGCAGCCGCCCCGTCTGCGCCCTTGTAGACGATCGCCCCCGACGGCCGCGCCGCATTGTCCAAAAGCGCCTTCGACCAGGCCGACGCGCTATTGTGGACGTCCACCGCCAAGGCCGCCGCCTGCATCGGCGAAAAGCCATAGTGGTCGTCCTGCGGGTGGAAGGTCTTCAGATGGCAGATCGGGTTCATCTCGCCCGTCACGTCATAGCGGTGCGTCCGCCCGCTGACCGTGTAGTCATAGGCCACCGGCCAGCCATCCGCCCCCGGCACCAGGTTCATCCGGTCCGACCGCAGCACATGCAGCTCGCCCGGCACTGCGCTGACACCCGGCACCGCCTCGACATAGGCATTCCCGGCGAGGAGGAGATAACCATAGACCGCCTCCAAAAACTCCGCCCGGCCCTGCGCGCCGTTCGGGCGACTGATCAGCCCCAGCACCGGATGCGTGTCGAACCGCTGCTCACTTGTCTGGCAGACCAGTGGCAGCGCCGCCGCCGCCTCGGCGATGAGCCGCACCACGCGGAACCCGACCGGGTTCCCCTGGAACCCCGTCCGCGTCAGGCTGGCCGTGTCCCGAGGGCTCCAGGCCACGCGGCCCGCGTTGCCCCAGGCGATCACGCGGCCCACCGCGCTGGCCTTGCGTTCCGGAACCGCCTCTACCGGCGCCTTCCGCAGAAAATCGAACACCATTTCGCGCTCCCTCATGCTTCAGGCCATGCCTGCCCAGCCCCGGGCTGCCTGAAGCGCCCGGTCATATGACCCGATGGGTCCGAAAATCTGCTAAATCGACCGAACGCTGGGTCGGCCGCCGTGCAACGGCATCAGAAGAAGGTCGGTCAGTGCCCAGACCAGCGCATCCAGCCGGTCCGGAGACCCCGCCCCCTGCCAACCCACCGCCGTCATCTTGCCCATCTGCTCTTCCAGCGCGCCCAGCCCCCGGACATGGGCCACCCGCCCCTGCTCGTAGAGGGCTGCCACCGGTTCCGCCCGCAGCATCTTCGACCGCGTCGCATGCACCGCCCGGAACGGGACCAGAGGGTCCACCATCCGCACCAGCTGCTCCACCAGATCACCGCCCTGGTTGACTTCCGCCACCAGCCGGTCCGCGCCGTGCCGCTCCATCGCCGCCAGCGCCGCCCGCGCCCAACCTTCCGGGGTCGCGCCCTTGACCGACGCATCCTCCAGCACGACCGCTTTCCAATCCTTCGGATCGCCGCGCGTATCGGCCCCGACGACCACGATCCCGCACTCGTCGCTGGTCTTCATCGAGGTCACCGGCGGGTCCACCGCCACCACCACCCGGTTGAAGACCGGCACCACATCGACCCGCGCCGCCTCCAGCATCGCCGAAGTCCACAACGCCCCGTCCTCGTCTTCGATCAGCAGCCCCTCCAGCTCCTGCCGCCCGAACCGCGTGCCGCCATAGCGGGCCTGCACTTCCGCCAGAAAGCTTTCCGCAAGGTAGGCCCGGTTCGCCTCGGTCGGCGCATGGGTGATCACCGACGACGGGTTCTTCAGGATCGCCTTCAGAACCCCCACGTTGCGCGGAGTCGTCGTCACCACCGCCTGCGGGTTCTTCCCCAGGCGCAGCGCAAACTGCAACTGATCCCAGGCCTCGCCGCCCTTCTTCCATTTGCCCAGCTCGTCCGCCCAGGCCGCATCGAACTGCGGCCCCCGCAGCGCCTCGGGCTCATGCGCCGAAAACACCTGAGCCATCGCCCCGTTCGGCCACAGAAGCTGGTTCTTCGACGCCTGCCACTCCGGCCTCCGGTCGGGGGGTGAGCAGGCGATGATCCCGCTTTCCCCCAGCACCATCACATCGCGCACCTGGTCGATCGTCTCGCCCACCAGCGCCACCCGCTTGCACCGGCCAGTGTCCGCCGGACCGGCCCCCTCGACCTGTGCGCGCACCCATTCCGACCCCGCCCGCGTCTTGCCCGCCCCGCGTCCGCCCATGATGACCCAGGTCTTCCAGGCCCCCCGTGGCGGCAGCTGATGCGGCAGTGCCCAGAACTCGAACACCCAGGGCAGCGCCAGCAATGCGTTCTGGCTTAAGCCCGACAGGAACTCATCCACCTCCTCCGGCGTTGCGGAGGCAAGCCAGGCGGCGCCCGATTTCAGCTCGGGCCTCGTCAAGGTCGAGTGCCCCGCCGGCTCCGACGTGACCGGCAATCTGCTTGCGGAGTTGATCAACTTTGCCCCTTTCCTGCAGCACCTGCAGCGCCGTCGCGCGAAGATCGCGGATCGCCGTCTGTGCTGCCTTTACTTCGTTGAATTCCCCGGCACTGAGCGCGTCGATGGTGCGTTCCAGCTCCATGATCGCCAGGCCGTAAAGCTTCTCCGTGGCCCCCAGCACCGCCTCCGGCGTGGGGTCATCTCCCATGAACCTCATCGTCATCCAGACCCGCCCACCCCCATGCTGCCCCCGCACGAGAGAAATGAAAAAGCGGCCAGCGAGGTTGCCCCCGGGCCGCTTCGACACTTCTTCTAGCATGCCACGATGTCTACATCGGACCGCGCGGCAAGTCAAGCTTAAAACGCAATACAATCAATGGCTTGCCGCGCGCAGGCTTCACGATTTGTTAACCGTCATTCCCCCTGGACGCCGCCTTCCTCCGCAGCCCCCTGCTCCGCCTCGATGGCACGCCACTTGGCGACGTTCTGGTTGTGCTCTTCCAGCGTTTGGGCAAAGGCATGCCCGCCCGAGCCATCGGCCACGAAGAACAGGAAATCCGTCTGGTCCGGGTTCACCGCCGCCTTGATCGCCTCGGCCCCCGGGTTGGCGATGGGTGTCGGCGGCAGCCCGTCGATGACATAGGTGTTGTAAGGCGTCTCGCGCCGCAACTCGCTTTGCCGCAGGCCGCGCCCCAGCACGCCCTCGCCCTTGGTGATGCCATAGATCACCGTCGGGTCGGTCTGCAGCCGCATGCGCTGTTGCAGGCGGTTGATGAAAACGCTGGCCACCTGCCCGCGCTCCTCCGCCACCGCCGTCTCCTTCTCGATGATCGAGGCCATGATCAGCGCCTCTTCCGGCGTGTCATAGGGCAGCCCTTCGGCCCGCCCCGCCCAGGCTTCGGCCAGGATCGCTGCCTGCTTTTCCGTCATCTCGGCGATCAGTGCCCCGCGCTCGGTCCCGCGTTCGGCCTCATAGCCGCCCGGCGCCAATGAGCCCTCCGGCGGCACTGTCTCAAGCGCTCCCTGCAGGAAATCCGCCTTCTTCAGCGCATCCACGATCTGCCAGCTGGTCACGCCCTCGGCCACCGTGATCCGGAGCACCAGTGCGGGGTCGTCCGCCACCTCCAGGTACTCCGGCGGCAACGGGTCAACCCCCGCATCAAAGCGTGCCACTTCGGTCAGGCTGTTGCTGGCAAGGTCCAACTCGCTCAGCACGACATCCGACGTCGTCACCCCGATCCGATAGTTCAGGTCGCGC